TGGTGTCATCAACTTATTGACATACGCCTGTCGGCCACGACGTACCGCCTCATCCCAATCATCCGTCAACCGAAGCGGTTGAGCGTCGCTTAGAATAAAGGCGATGGTATTAACGTCAGCGCCTACTGATTGTCCATCAACCTGCGGATCCAGTAGTTTCTGCCACGCCCTTCTTTCTCCAACCGGCATTTGTTCAATGAAATTATCAACAGCATCCGGCCAACCTGCCTCAAATGGCAGATCACTAACAACCAAATTCCCTGCATCATCATACGTAGATCCGGGTCCAGTTAAATCAAATGCGCGACGTAACTCGTTTAACGCTGTGTCGTGTTCGCGTGCCAATCGGAGAACAATTTGTTCCGGAGTTTGACCTGCCAACAGCGATCCCATCAACGCTGGGTTTCGTGAAGTTGCGGCTATCACCAACTCGTCAGTAATCGGTTTCAACTGTTGACGAATTATCGGGGTCACATAATGACTTAGTTCATTCAGGTAAGCGCGTGCAAATTCGTCATCGGCGTGTACTGCAAGACGTTGACTAACCGCTTGACTCTTATAAACCGAATCGATTTCTGTACCCGGCTCGTTGGAAATCCATGCCAATTCCGTATTCTGATAATCGACTGTCAATTTGACCAGCCGATCCATTGATTCCACAGAGTTGCCTTGACGCATCACTGAATCCATTGTGTTCTTGTTGTAATTCAAATAATTATCAAACGTCCCAAGAACATCTTTCATTTGAGCATCAAGCAGCGTTGGGATAGTCAACGACTCTGCAACCGCTTCAACTCGTTCCGCGTGATCCTTAGTCCATCTCTTCAGCAACCGTCCGGCTAGTTTCTGGCGTGTAACCATGCCCGGTACACTGTCTAAAACATCGCGTCCCAACAACGACAATCTATTTGCTTGGGCATTGGCGAATTCAAGCATCTGCTTAGAAGTACGTCCTATGACACTACGTCCGGTTTTAAGTTCAACCGCTTCACGAGTAGCCTCAAATATTTCTTCACGTTGCTGTTCTGTCAACCACTTCCATCGTTGAGGATTCTCTTTGACAGCCTGCCGCAACGCCTTTGTCGTAATCGCATAATCTCCAACCCCAGCGACTTCATTGAAGGAACGCCACAATCCCGCGAACGGCTTCCATAACATCGGCAGCCGTTCACTTTCAGGCAGATCGGCACCTTTAACCATTATCTTTCGACCATATTTATCATATGTCGAATGGAAATCGGCAGCCGTTTTGGCTAATTTCTGTTTCCCATAATTACCCATACCTTCCCGCAGCCACCACGAGAACAACTCTTCACCACCATTACGAACAACATAACCCAATCGGAGTAGTACCGCTGGTCGCCACGTTTTCGCAAGTGCCGCATCAACAGCAGGAAGATGAAGTCCCCAACCAATCTTTCTATAGAACGCCATATATCGTGCTACAGAACCAAGTTCACGGTAATCCGGAATTACACTTGAACGTGCCAATTGTGCCGAATATTCCTGACCGGGGGTGATGGCACGACGAACATTTAAACCGTGCAGGCCAACCATGTCATCGGTTATGTTTCCATACCGATGTGCGCCGTGTCGAATAAACTTTTCGACAAATCGTTGAACATCACGACCACCGTGAAGCAGCGCACCGGATCTACCAAGAAAATCTAAATAGAATTCGGTAGTGACAAGCCAGCGTTCAGAATCATTGCCCATCGTATAGGCACGCAAATAGTTGTCGATTTGTGTGCGAGACATATCGACCATGATGCCCATATCAACTAGTCCTTGGAACTCGCTGATGGCGGTTGCTGAATCTGTTACATCTAAATGCGCCACCTTTGGGACGTAGGTAGTTAGTTTCTCTGCGAACCGTGCCGGATAGTAAGCAATTGATGCGGCAGCAGTCTTGGCGATAATGCCTGTTTGCGTCCACCAATCAAGTTCAGCGTTAGTTCCGCCTGCCTTATGTATTTGACCTTCCCAATAATTCTGTCTTGCTTTTCGCCAGCCCCCAAAGGGTACTGTTCTATCTGCCTTGATAACCAATTCGGGCTTACCTCGTTTGCCGATACGCTGAATCTCGTAACCATCAGCCTGATACCATTTCAACAAATCGTCCATTTCGCCATCTTCAAGAATACGCAACGCTGCATCCTCTTCATACAGAAAACGGGCTTCATCTATCTTTTCTAAATCTGCTTCATTAAATCCAAGTTTGCGTGCATTGTTAGAAGTAGTATCTTCCATCAAGTTGCGAAGCGTCGTGGCATCAACATCGTTACTCAATGTCATCGCGCCGCTTTGTATATCATCAAGAATATTTTTATGAACCCAATTGGTTTGCTTCGCCAAGTAGGTTGCAGTTAGCCGCGCCATATCGGCACGGATTCCTTCATCAAGATGCTTAAAGTCAAGAACCTCTCTCATGTATCTCTTGCCCTTTATCCACTGCTCCCCGAATTTTCCTATACGGGGCAGATATATTGCTTCCATGTCGGTCTTACCAAGTGGTGTGGCTAGTGCCTCCCAGCCGCTTTGACTACTTAGAAAATCCCAGTAGCCCTGCTCGTGCGCCAATGTAGGAAATGTCCTACTTTGGAAATCGATTACTTCACCATCGACTGTTGTGACCTGAATCCCGTCGTTGACAAATACATTGTCGCCCTCCTCTAGCGCATCGCCATGTCCGCCCTTGATTCGGGCTTCTGCCAACAATTCCCCCTTGTCATCAAAGACCTTCCACATGCCATCAGCATCGATATGTTTAGCGGGTACCGTCAAACTCAACCTGCGACGCAGATTGTGCCAATTCCACATATCGCCCATGATCGCCCCAAGCGCAGGAAGGTCGCGCATCAATTGGCCTATCGGGTTATAGCCATCTCCGAATTCTTCAACAATGGCATCATGGATATTTGCATCGGGATCCGTCTTCCTAAGCACGGCTGCAAATTCGTCCAATTCGTCCTGTCTCCGAAACGCATCATTTACACGATCAATAAACCGATTCATCGCCTTATGGTTAGCGCGAATATTCCAGTTTGTAGCAGCCAAATATCTGGAACCCCGTCCAACGATATTTGCTGGATCCTGTGTACGTGCCGCTCCGGCGAATACCCACTCTTTAACTTCCTCTAAAGCATCTACGTGTTTATTTAAAGTTGGATTCCAAATTGTTACAGGTGCGAACATACCGGCTTTGTCTTCAGATCGAAGAGCCATCGATACACGACGCGAAAAATCGATAGCGTCGTGCGTATTTCCAACCCGAAGCCCGTGCTTTAACGCCTTACTAATTTTGAATAAGGCACCGCCGCCCCATGTAGTTGGATCCAATAGAATTTCAACTGCGAGAGAACCGACCATGCCGACAGTCTTGCCATAGATACTGTCAGGTGTTACGTCCCACGGTGAAGTATGATTAAACGCCCTGATCGACGCATCAAATAATGTTAGTTTGCCTGATTCTAGAATCTCAATTGCGCGAACGTTACTTTCTTCTGACAGATTCTCCTGCCAGTTCTTCCAAATCTGATTAATTTCTTCAGCAGACGCTCCTCTCAATTCTCCTTCTGCCAAGAGATTGTCATAAACGGCCTGATGACCGCCTTCAAGATACGAACGCAGTAGATCTGTTTGCCGATCTCCAACAATATTTATAGCCTTATCAACCGTTCCAGAATAATACGAGTTCTCTTCCAATTTCGCAGCGTTCCATGCCTCACGCCACTGAGCAGGATCAAAGAACGATGATCCACCCTTCTCACCCAGATACGCGCCACTCCGGCCCCAGCGTGTAGCCAACCGGGACGGCTTCATCACCCCGTACTCCCATGCATTACTGGCTGCCTTACCAGCAAAGAACCCCATCGCTCGTATGGGAGCCATTCCAATACCTATAGCCTGACCCAAATGTTCTTCAGGAAGCAACGGGATGTCCCATGTGAGAATACGTTTCCACAACGCCTTCTCTTCTTCATTAGGAGGTTCGTACCCACCACTTATCAAAACCTGCTGGGTTGCTTCTGGTAACCGCTTGAATTCTGCCTTCTGTAACTGATCGGGCATGGCTTCAAACGTATGGCGCATCTGTGCAAAATCGGCCTGATTGTGCGCCCTCATATAGTTATCTAGCATGTCTATATCTGACCGGTTGCTAGATGCTAACGCTATAAGCGTTTCTGGCGCATCATCAAGAAATCTGCCCGCACCGGATTGCATCAACAACTGCATCCTGCGCCCATACCATTCATCTTGGAATGAAGTATCAGGAGCCGTACCGATGGACCCGGTGGCCCGTCGAAGCCCAGACCGCTCTGCCATTACAAACTCAATTGGGCAGCGGCTTCAGCAAGCACCACATCTCCTGTGGCTGCTGCCCAACGTCGCAACAGATCTGCTGCTTCCTCATTAGGAGTCGGAAGTGGACGCGGCATTTGCTGAGTAATACCACGACCCGGAGCCGTCAACGGTGTTACTTGGGGAGTGTATGCGCGTGCTGCATCAAGCGGCATTGGTCGCTGTGATGTCTGTGGTCCCATTGGTGGCGGTACTGTTGCTGGAGTTAATCCTGCTTTTTGAGGAAGAGGAATAGAATCCTGTGCTGCCAGACTGTCGCCTACCTCACCATATGCTGCACCTGCTTCTAGGCCCGGAGTCTGTGGCGTCTGTGTCTTCTTCTTACGGGGCATCAGCCAGCCCCCAACGCACTAACCAACTGTTGTGCAGCCTCAGGAGAAAACTCTCCCGAAGGTGAAGCCTGCTGTGGAGCCATCCCCTCAGGGCCAGCAGCCAAACCAGCAGCCATCTCCGGGGGAATAACCTGACCCTCGCCCGGAGGCGGAGCCGCAGCAGCCTGCTCCTCCCTTATCTCCTCGTCAGCCTTCTCAATGGCTTGAAAAATATCCAACCCCTTCTTGCGATGCTTCTCAATCTTAGAGACATACACCACAGGCAACTGACCCGACAAAGCCTGCTGCTGGATCGCAGCCATGACTGCCTCCTCCAACTGTTCCTCATCGACACGCCTACCTTCTGCCTCAGCATCCTCAATATACGGATGCTTGGTCCTGAATGTTCTAAGACTAATACCCTTCATGCCCAACAACTGGCCCAACTGGATAGTCGTTCCCTGAATGTCAGCACCGGGAATCGAATGCGACACCACGTTATCGAAAATCTCAAAGTGTTCATTCGGTGTGAACTCAACTTGACCAAAGTCACCCGCATAGCCAGTGAACATAGAGAACTTCTTGCTACCGAAATACCCCTTGTAGGTAGCGAAGATACACTCGTTTAGATGAGGAAGATGAGCCTCCATAATTTCTTGAATTTCTTGGATACGCGGATCCAAGGCGGCTCCCATGAGGGCGTCGATACCTCGTCCGGTACGCAAAGCCCCGTATGTTTCACCACCAATTTGAGGTACGGTTCCGGTAGAGATGCGCGCATTACGCTCCAACCTGTCGATGGCTATATTGGTTGTCGGGTCAGGTGACGACCGGAGTTCTCCGATTTGTTCAGCGTCAAGTAGAACATTGACTTGGCCTTCGCGTCCGTCTTTCCACTCCCCGCCGACAATCATCGGTACCTGACCCGACCGCCCGATTATATACCTATCAGGGAAGATAGCCTTCTCTTGGGCCATAATTTCTAACGCCATCATCTTAGACATCAGATCCACAATGCCGACAACCTGCGAAACCGACGATGCGATACGATCCAAGGTAACTCGCCCCGGCGTAATCACACATGGCATCCCTGCCCTATTGGCTACACGCGACAATTCCTGCGTGGCTCCATGATGACCGTACACCTGATTGAAATGTTCGTACCGTGGCCCCATGATTCCGATAACGATCTGCTCGTCATCAAGCCATTCAACAATGTCCCATAGTTCCTGATCGCTCTTGCCGTCTGGTGGGATAACGCCACCATTCTCCGACATGGCTTGCGGGTAATGGCTACGAATCCAATCCCCGGACTTGCCGTAAATGAAACCAATGTTCGCAGGAGGATCCACATCCTCGTAAGCCTTGGGTTCAGGATAGACACCAAGAGGATCGCGGACATCTATACGAGGCATACCCTTATCGAAATCAGGATGCACAACCAGACATGCTGTCGC